TGACGGTGCAGTCCGGTGCGGAATGCCGAGAAAACAGGCATACCACTCCTTCATAAAGCCACAGTCGTGGATATAACAGCGGATGACGGCAACGGCGGCAAGATAGTTACCGGGCATACAGTAATTAATATACTTGGTGTTGATGCAGGCAAGGAATCAATAACAGGCTGGCTTACAATAAAAGATAAAGGTGAAGGATACTGCCACTTCCCGTCACAGCCAGGGCGCGGGTACGGGCGCACATATTTTGAGGGGCTTCTTTCAGAAAAGCAGGTAGAAAAGAAAGTTAAAAATGAAATAAAAAAAGTATGGGTTAAAAAAAGCGGCGCAAGGAATGAGCCGCTTGATTTGTTTAATTATAATTATGCGGTATGTGAGCTTTTAAACCCTTCATGGGACGTACTTGAAAGCAAGCTCGCAAGGGGCATCAACTACATGGAAAAGACTGCCAGTAAAAGCAGCGGCAGGACAAGGAGGAAATGCCAGAAAGGGATTGGGTTATAATGGACAATGTAAACAAAGAAAAGCTTGCCGCCCTGGAAAGAAGGCTTGAAGCGTATTACAAGGCAGAGGAGAAAATACTTAAGAGCCAGTCTTTTTCCATTGGTTCAAACCAGGTAACACGCACAAGCCTTGCCAGCGTACAGGCAAAAATAAAGGAACTGGAAAATGAAGTTGCGGCATTAAAAGGCAGGGGTACGTCTAAAAGGCGTTCTGCAAGGGTAATACCGCTTGGTTAAGGAGGGCATATGGGGATTTTAGGGAATGTGTTCCCTGGCGTTGCCGCAAAAAGGGCAGAAGCAAAACTGCGCCTTGAAGAAGCAGGGATAAAGCAGGATGTATTAATGGCAAAGCGTGCAATGCTTGGCAGTGTTATATCCCAGTCTGGTATGGGGCAGACAGCCAGCGGGTATTCACATGGCGGTGCATCAAGGCGCAAAAGCTGGGCGAAAAAATACCATTCTTCAAGCCTTTCCCCTGAATCGGACATTGAGGAGAACAGGAAGCTTTTAAGGGAGCGCAGCAGGGATTTGTCCATGAACTCCCCTATAGGGGCAGCAGCAGTAGCCAGCACAAGGACTAACTGCATAGGGCCGGGGCTTGTGCCGAAGCCTAAAGTTGATTATGAGTTCTTGGGAATAACAAAGGAAGAGGCAAAAGAGTTTGAAAAGCAGGTCAAAAAAGAGTTTGCGCTGTGGGCAGAGTCAACACTTTGTGATAACAATGACCAGAATAATTTTTATGAACTGCAGCAGATAGTTTTTTCAGACTGGCTTAAGAACGGGGAAGGCTTTGCACTTATAAAATACGGGGAAGTGCTTCCAGACATGCCATACAGGTTAAGGATAAAGCTTATAGAAGCTGACAGGGTATGCACGCCAGGTTCACTTGACGGAAGTTATGATGGTTTCAATACCAGGAAAAAGGATGGGAACATTATCATGAACGGCATTGAAGCTGACGAGGGCGGGAAAGTTATTGCCTACCATGTGTGTTCACAGTTCCCAGGGGAATATAACCAGGGGGAATATAAGTGGCAGCGCATAGAAAAGCGTGGGAAAAATACAGGGAATCCTAATATACTGCACATTTTTAACGCGGAACGTGCCGGGCAGTACAGGGGCGTTCCTTTTTTAGCGCCTGTAATACAGGCAATAAAACAGCTTACACGCTATACAGAGGCTGAAATAATGGCAGCAATCATTAATTCCATGTTTTCAATTTTTATACAGACAGAAAACGGTGAGGGCATAACAGATTTTAAGGGTGTGGATGGGGAGGAGGATGGCACAGGGGAAGGCGTGGAAGATGATGAGCTTGAATTTGGCTATGGGACTATCAATTTTTTAAAGACAGGCGAAACAGTAAAAGCTGTTGAATCCACACACCCTTCAAGCGGCTATGATGTTTTTGCATTTACAATGGCCACACACATTGGTGCTGCCCTTGAGATAGCACCAGAAGTCCTGCTAAAGAAGTTCACTAACAATTTTTCTGCATCAAGGGGCGCACTTAATGAAACATGGAAGGCGTTCCGTATGCGCAGGAAATGGCTTGTAAATGATTTCTGCCAGGAAGTGTATGTGCTCTGGTTTAATGAGGCTGTGAGCACAGGGAGGCTTAAAGCACCTGGTTATTTTAACAATCCGCTTGTTAAAAAAGCATATACCAACACAACCTGGAACGGGCCAGCCCAGGGGCATTTAAACCCGTTACAGGAAGCCAGTGCGGCAGCTAAGAGGATAGAGGAAGGGCTTTCTACACATGAGGATGAATGTGTGGCAATGAATGGCAGCGATTTTGACGACAACATAAGGGCACTTGAAAATGAAAATGCAATGCTTGCAGGGGCAAGGGCGTTTTTAGCCCTGCCAGATGGCAGCAGGAAAGGGGAAGACAGTGGTAAAGATTAATATAAAAGGTTATATATGTACAGATGATGATGCCTGGATTTACAAATGGCTTGGTATTGGATGCTGCTGTCCTGGTGATATTGAAACAGGGCTTAGTGAGGCAGCAGGGGAAGAAGTCTGCCTGGAAATAAATTCATGTGGTGGTTCATGTGCAGCAGCATTTGAAATATATACAGCTTTAAAACAGTACCAGGGTAAGGTTACGGCAAATGTAATAGTTGCCTGTTCTGCGGCCACGGTTATTGCCTGTGGTGCAGGGGAGGTTTATGCTTCCAGGGCTTCAGTTTATATGGTACATAATTCCCAGTCAGGGGCATCTGGTGATTACAGGGATTTACAGATGGAAGCTGACGCATTAAGGGAAATCAACGAAAGCATCATAAACGTGTATGAAGACAAGACAGGGCTTCCACGTGAAGATATACAAAACCTTATGGACAATGATACTTATATGTCACCTGGCAAAGCCATCAGCCAGGGTTTTGTTGACGGCATGATGCCAGGCATGGAAGCAGGCACAGGTACAGATGATGCCACTGTTGCCAGTGCTGTTATTAATGCTGTTGCATGTGTGCCAGGGGCATTTAACAGCTTCACAAACACCATACCAGCAGACAAGGCAGCACTGCTTAAAAAAATCCTTATGGATGGCGCAGGGCAGCAGGACACCAGAGACGTTAATGGCAGTAACCAGGCAGCAGGCAATGAAGCCAGCAAAGAAAAAGAAAACAAGGAAGGTGGAAGAATGACTTTACAGGAAACTTTGGAAAAACACCCTGAAATAAAAGGGGAACTTGATGCAATGCTTAAAGAGGCAGAAGGGAAAGGTGTGGCATGTGAAAGAAGCCGCCTTAAGGAGCTTGATGCAATATCGGCAAGTGTTGCAGGGGATGCTTTAAATGATGCAAAGTATGGGCAGAACCCTCTGGATGCGAAGGAATTTGCATACCAGGCAATGCTTGCTGATAAAGCGAAAATGTCTGCATATATGGCGGAAGCTGTAAAAGATGCAGAAGAAGCAGGGGTTAATAATGTAGGCGTTGTGCCAGACGGTATGGAAGAAACCGCGGAAGCTGATGAGCTTGCGGCATATGCCAACAGAAGGAAAGGCGGGAAGACAGATGAGGGTTAATAATGAAGCTTACACAATGGAAAATGACAGGCTTGTATATGACATGTCACATCCAAGGGACGCAAAGAATATAACGCTTGCTGCCAGCGGGGCAGGTGTTATAAAACGTGGCCAGGTTGTTGATTATGCAGACGGGGCATATACGCTCCATGCAGAAGGCGGTGCGGCAGCTGGGATTGTGGCAGCAGATACTACATATACAGCAGAAGACACAGAGATAACGGTGCCTGTATATATAAGTGGCACTTTCAGGGCATCCGCATGTATTCCTGGCGAAAGATTAACAACAGCAGATACTGAGAACCTGCGTTCAAAAGGTATTTATTTAAAATAAGGAGGCAGAAATGGTTACAGATACATATAAGTTAATTAATGCTGTTAAAAAAATGTACCCTGTTGTACAGTTTTTTAAAAACAGGTATTTCCCTGACGGGAAAGTTTATTATTCAGAAAAAGCCCTGGTTGAAACAAAAATAGCCTCTCGGATTCATAAGAGCTGGTTAAGATTTGTGTATTGACAACTGAATATTGTGGGATTT